TTCTCGCCGAGGGAATCCCTTCTGAGGACGTGCAGGAGGTAGCGGCCCTGGTACAGGGCAACGACGAGGAGTCGGTGTCGGAAAGCGTGAAGCGCGTCAAGGCGCTTCTGGACAAAGGTCCCGTCCGGGACCGACCCGTTGACCCATCACAGGGCTCGGGCAATGACCTTCCGCTCAACGGAGATCCGCTTCTGGAGACCGTCAAGCGGATCGTGGGCGCCTGACCCGCATCACAGAAAGCAGACACACCAATGCCAGCATTCAACACCCCGAGCATGGTGGCGCAGACCACTGATTCGATGTTCTCGGGCTTCCTCGATCCCGTCCTGTCCGAGGACTACTTCAAGATCATGCAGAAGTCCTCGGTTGTTCAGCAGCTCGCCCGGCAGATCCCGTTGGGGCCGACTGGCGTTCGCATCCCCCACTGGAACGGCGACGTTCGCGCCAAGTGGGTCGGCGAGGGTCAGCAGAAGCCGGTCACCAAGGGCTCGCTGACCAAGCAGGACGTGGTCCCGCACAAGATCGCGACGATCTTCGCCGCCTCGTCCGAGGTTGTGCGGGTGAACCCGCAGAACTACCTCAACACCATGCGCGAGCGTGTCGCCGAGGCCATCGCGCTGGCCTTCGATGCTGCGGTCCTGCACGGCGTGGACAGCCCGTTCGGCAAGAGCGTGGCCGACACCTCCAAGAGCGTGAAGCTCGCCGGCGCCGTCGCGGGTGACACCGCGTTCAAGGCGCTCAACGACGGCCTGGACCTTCTGCTGAAGGACAAGACCGGCGTGAACCCGCAGAAGAAGTGGAACGGCACGCTGTTCGACAACACCGCGGAGGTCGTGCTCAACACCGCAGTGGACGCCCAGAAGCGCCCACTGTTCATCGAGCCCACCTACACCGAGATCAACTCAGCGTTCCGCGTTGGCCGCGTACTGGGCCGCCCGGCCTACCTGTCCGATCACGTCACCGACCCGCAGAAGCCCTCCAGCGACACCGGGGTGCTCGGGTTCATGGGCGACTGGACGCAGATCATCTGGGGCCAGATCGGCGGCATCAGCTACGACGTTTCCGACCAGGCCACCCTGGACCTGTCGGAGAACGGTGACGGGTCCGGTCTGGTCAGCCTGTGGCAGAACAACCTGGTTGCCGTCCGCGTTGAGGCCGAGTTCGGCGTCCTCGTGAACGACGCTGAGTCGTTCGTGAAACTCACCGCCTAGCAAAGGGATTATTCACCCCAGGGCGGGGAAGCTCGCCCTGGGGTGGCCCCCAATAGAAGGGACTTCGCCGTGAAGGTCAAGAACAAAGCAACCGGCACCGAGGCTGACGTGCCTGAGAGCCTGGCCGCCATGCTAATCAATGCCGGCGGTTGGGAATCCGCGGAAGGCAAGCCCGCCGAGCCCGCCGAGGAGTCCAAGCCGGTTCGCAAGCGTGCCCCCAGGAAGGCAGCAGGCTAGATGGCCTACGCCTCGACCGACGATGTCGCCGTTCGCTGGTCACGCGAACTCTCCTGCGACGAAGTCAAACTCGTGCAGGTCCGCCTTGAAGATGTCGAACGCCTGATCCGCCGCCGTATCCCCGATCTCGATGCTCTCATCGACGCGGGGAAGGTCGATGTCGAGGATGTCGTTCAGGTCGAAGCCGATGCGGTGTTGAGGCTGGCTCGTAACCCGGAGGGCTACGTCAGCGAGACCGATGGGAACTACACCTACCAGCTGTCGAAAGACCTTGCCACGGGCAGGCTTTCGATCACCGCTGATGAGTGGCAGATCCTGGGTGTACGCCGCAATCGGTTGACCACGTTGGTCCCGTCCCTGCTCCTGGGTGACGGCAGAACAGTTCTCGGCGAGGCGGAGGTTTCCAGCTAAATGGCAACGGTCATCACGGTTGTGGGCGTCACTAAGCTCATCTACGAGGTGTTGGAGCGGGACTACGGTGTCCCGCGCCCCGAGGGCACCGGGACCGGAAACCTCGGCACCGGCACCGGCACCGGCACCGGCGCCACCGCCGGCCTGACCCAGGCCCAGGTGCAGACCCTGATCGACGCCTCCATCGCGGCGATCCCGGCCGGTACCACCGATCAGGCCGCCGTCGAGGCGATCATCGAGGCCAAGCTCACCGAGTTCGCCCCGATGATCCAGGAGGCGATCCAGTCTCAGTTCAAGGCGATGCCCGAGTCGATTCGCCTGAACGTCAAGGACCCGGTCGACAGCGCGACCATCGAGGTCATCAACCTGTCGGGGCCGAAGAAGGTCGGCAACCTCAACCTCGCGCTGCAGGAGGACGGCAAGCTCAGCGTCAACGGCAAGCGCGTCCTAACGGTCGACGACGCACTGGAGGCCGCCGGCGGCGGGATCGACCAGGCCGCCGTCGAGGGCGCTGTCGCCGCCGCGACCGCCGCCATGAAGGACCGCATCGACGGCCTGGAGAACCAGGTTCGCCTGCTGACGCAATACATCGATCAGCAGGTCGGCACAGTCGTCCAATACGCCGACATGGAGTTGGCGAAGAAGGCTGACGAGACCGCGCTGACCGCTCTGGCCGACAAGCACGAAGTCGACCTTGGCAACCTACGCCAGGCCATCAACGACACCATCGAGCTCGTGCTGAACAACTACCTCACAAAGCGGGCATTCCAAGACCTGCTGGACGCGATCAACGGCCCCACCGCGACGATCCAGAGCGTCACCGAGATGTTCTGGCTGCTCAACGACGTAATCATGGCGCTCATTGATGCCACCGGAATCGAGATCCCAGGAGGGGTTAAGTGACAACGCATTTCGGGCACAAGGACCGCACCAGCCCGGTGCAGACCTTCCCCAGGGTGATCCCTCCGGGTACGGGCGATTGCGACCACACGGCCATTACGGCTGCGCTTCGCTCAATGCAAACCGATGTGGACGTGTTGAAGGCTGACAAGTCTGCGCCAGTTGATGTGACGGCCCTTAGCAGCCGTGTGCGGGCGCTTGAGGCATCTGTTCTGAACGGCGGTCGGCCTGCCCCTGACCCGGAGCTTGTGCGTATCTCAAACACCGCTGTCGGCAACGGTGAGTATGTGGTGACCCCATCGAAAACGATGGGCGCAACGTACACGCACACCCCCGGCGAGTTCGATGACTACCTCGTGGTGTTCGTTGGCTACACAATCCCCGATGTTGTTCCAGGCGGGTCGACGTGGAACATCACGGTCAAGTACGGCACGCAGACGCTTACCCAGTTGGGTGCGGCTTTGACAGGCGGTTCACATCCCACCGATAAGACGCGGGGCGAGGTTAGAGCCTACGGTGCGGCTATCACACCGGGCAAAGGCCCGCAGGAAGTTGTGGTCACTTGCACCACCGGCACGGATTTGGCTGGTAAAGCCAACAATCCGACTTACACGTTCGCCTCTAACTCTGTGTCGGTGAGTAACTATGCCAGCCACACCATTACAGGTACGCCTAGCTCTGGCGATACGGACGGCTACGGTGTTCGGGCACGGTATCGGCGGCTTATCGGGATGAGCCAGGTGGCGACTACCCCGGCGAAAACGTATGTGCAGTCCGGTGCTGGTGGCCCCGCCAGGGTGTTGTGGGAATCCTCTGACAACGGTGGCAGGCGAGTGGTGGTGTTTGAGGACGCTTGCTCGCCGGATTCGATGATAATCATGTACGGCGGCAACACAGCTAACCGTTATGCGTCTGGATCAGTCACGTTCGACGTGTTGGCCCCTCCGAAGGTTCTCTGATGCTGAAACACATCACAGCAGTAGTAGTGACTGCTGTGCTGTTTGCTTCCCCTGCGGCTGCGGACGCCTCCTCGTTTGTCAAGGATGCCCGCGCTGCCGGGTTCACAGCACCGGAGGATGAACTGCTTCGGAACGGTTATGTGGTGTGCGCTTCGTCCGCGCAGGACGGTGTCAATGACGATCTGATCGGTAGGGGTATTCGGGCGGCTCAGCGTTGGTTGGGCCAGCCGAACGATCCCGCCAAGGATCAGAAGTTCATTGATTTGGCGCAAAAGTATTTGTGCCCCACCGAATCCGGTTAGGGGGTTGTTGTGAGTTTGTTGGATCGCGGTAACCAGCACGTCATCGTGTACCCGGAGGAAGTCGTCACTGACGCTGACGGGAACATTCAGACCCGCCCCTCCGCGAAGGGGTTCTGCGCGAAGGCCCGTGTCCAGCCTATCGGCGCTTCGGGTACTTCGGCTCGCAGGCAGGAGCAGGACAACGAGGGGTTCGAGTCGGAGAAGTGGTATTCGGTTCGGTTCCCGAGGGGTTTCTGTCATGTGTTGGGTGCCCAGGCTCAGATTGAGTGGAACGGTGTTCGGTGGGCTGTTCATGGCGATGCCATGTATTACACGGGTTCGCCTGCGACTTCTCATGTGACGTACACGATTCGGCGGTACTGATGGCTCAACTGTATTCACAGAAGGTGTTGAACGGCATCGTCGCTCACATGCCTGAGCTTCATGGCGAGATTAAGTCCGAGGCTAGACGCATCGGGCGTATCGCTGAGGATCGGCTTGAGTTTGCGAGGGGTTCAACGAAGTGGTTCAAGATTGATGACCCTGCCCATGAAACGAAGATCACTGTCGAGGACGGTGAGGTTGATGCTTTCGTGAACATGGAGGGCTACAAGTTCGGCGCTATGGCGTTGGAGTTTGGGCACGCACCTTCAGGTGTGTTTGGTAAAGCCCCGAGAGGTCCGAATGGCGGTAATGGCAGGTTATCGCATATCAAAACCAGGGCAACGTATGGGCTTTACATCATGACGGGCGCATACATTCAAGCGTAGGAGGGGTTTATGTCGAGGATTCCTCGCATCCAGGCGGTTGTCCTCCCCATCCTTCGGGACACCTTTCCCAACGTGAAAGTCAGTTCTTGGGTTGAGGACATTGACTTTCGGGAGTTCCCGATGCTTCAGGTGCGTCGCCTTGGCGGTGTCCGTAACGACCGCCGGCCAACCCAACTAGGTATGCAGGT